GCAAAAGCCAGGTGTTGGATGGGGCGAGTGGTTTGGCGGCACAGCGTGAGATTCTCAAGGCGTGGGGGGAGGTGTTCGAGGTGTGGCGGGGGGAGTTGGAGAAGGCGAGGATGGAGGCGGCATCGATACCTTTCGGAGTTTTAGCAGTGGCGCACGAGCGAATGGTTCTCCCCATCGTCGAACGTCAAACGTCGAAGGTCGAAGAGCGGGAGACGTTAGACGTTCAACGTTTGACGGAGACCGTGGAAGATGGTGTATTTAGCCCTCAACTTTCTGTTCTTCTCAATGTGGCTTCAGATTGGTTGTATGGGGATGGGTTGAACCTTTCGGGGCGGGTGTGGAAGGTGGATCAGGATGCGAGGGATGGCATGAATATGGTGTTGATGAATGGGATTTCGAGCGGTGATTCGGCTTGGAATATTGCGCAGGCGTTGGAGCAGTTTTTGGGGGCGAATGCGGATTGCCCGCGGTGGACATCCACACGGTTGTATGGACGGACGAAAAGCGATATCGCTGCGGGGGATACGGCGGGGTTGTTGAGCGGGAATGCGTGCGATGGCTCGGGCGTTTCGTACAACGCGCTGCGCCTGGCGCGAACGGAGATCCAGAAGGCTCATGCGCTGGCAACGGATCGGGTGCTGGCGTCCCAGCCGTGGGTACAGATGGAGAAGACCAATTTGAGCCCGGCGCATGTGGGCAATGATATCTGTGATGAAGTTGCGAACGGAGGGGAAAAAGGGGACGGGGTGTACCCGGTGGGCACCATTGAATTGCCGCTGCATCCGAATTGTTTGGATTATAAGACGGCGGTGTTGATGGCTTCAACGGATTTTACACAACGGATGAACGGATGGTTGAACGGATCGGAGGCTTGGGGGGAGATGGATGATTACGCGGAGTTGGTTGGTGGGGATGTGAGTCAATCCGTTTTGCCGAATGCGGTGAATTTGGCGGTGTGGTTGTTTGGTGAGGATTTGGCGAAATGGATCAAGTGATTTTCACCACGAAGGGTCACGAAGGATCACAAAGGAAAATTGGATGAGTTTATCGGATGATGTCAAAACGGTTTTGGAAGGTGATGAGGCTTTGATGGCGCTTCTCTCGGGGGGGGTGTTCAACGAGGTGGAGGAGATCAGCAAGCAGAATACGTCGGGGGCGTTCGATGCGAATGGCGAGATCCAGCCGTGCGCGTTGATCAAGCTGGGGGTGGAGAGCAGGCTGCGCAGCGGCATCCCGAACTCGGTCAATACGCCTCTGGTAATCTATTTTTATGAGCGGCAGGGTTATGAGGTGATCGAAGCGGCGATGAGTTTGGTGTTCCTGGATTTGAACGAGCAGAAGATCGGGACGCAGGTTTGGAGAATTGAGTTCGATATTGCAGTGAATCAGCAGCGGGATACGGCGTTGGATTGCGCGCTCGGCTCGCTGAGGTTTGTGGCGAAGAGGAAGAGATAGCCACCCCACCCGACCCCCACCCTGCCTCCCCCATTTGGGAGAGCGCAAAATGGGGGAGGAGAAAATAATAAAGGAGATTGACATGGCATTAGATTTGAATCCAACACCGTATGGCTTGAGCGACGTGAAGGTGACTTCGCTGGATGGCAGTGTGCAGGCTGACCTGCCGCTGGCGACGAAGTTTTCGTTCAAGGAACGAATCAAGAGCGCGGAGGGTCAGGGCGATGACAGGATATCGACCGTGGTCTCTGTGCGCGAGGCTGTGGAGTGGGAACTGGAATGCACCGGCTTACCGCTGGAGGCATTAGCCGTCATGTACGACATTTCGACCAGCACGACCGGGTCCACTCCGAACCAGGTGAAGAGATTGAATGCGGCGGGCGCAGTGCGTTTGCCTTATTTCAAGATCTATGGCAAATCCCTGGGCGATGGCGATGATGATGTGCATGGCATCATTTATAAAGCGAAGATCACCGAGGGACAGGATGCGCCGCTGAATTATGGCGAGCTGCAGAAGACGGTGATCAAGGGCATCGGCATCGATGATGGCACGAATGGCGTGTATGACTGGGTGCTGAATGAGACGGCGGATGAGCTGCCGGGAAGTTAGCTTTCAGCGGTCAGCAGTCAGCTATCAGTGAAGAGGAGAAAACCATGACAAAGAAGAATGGCAGGGTTGCCAGTTTTGAGCAGGGACAATTGGCGAAGCGCGTCAATCTGGCTGAGTGGCGCGCGGGTCGCTTGCATGAGCTGACATTACCCAGTGGACTGGACGTGAAGGTCCGCGATGTGGATATGACAGACCTGGTGTTGACAGGCGCGATCCCGAATACGCTGGTGGAGTTGCTGGGCAATGAAGAGACGCAGAAGCTGAGCGAAGAGGAAGTTGGGAAGAAGATGCTCGGCGAGAATAAAACCGATTTTGCGACGTTGATCAGCGTACTGGTGAAGGCGGCGCTGGTGGAACCTGCGATCGGGGATGTGCCGGATGATACACACATCATGCTCGATGAATTGTCATTTGCGGACAAGATGGAAATCTTCAACTTCGTGAACAGGGACGCAAGCGCGGTGCGTCCCTTTCGCGAAGGATCTGCAGAACCTGCTGAGGCTGCACAACCAGGCTGAAACCTATGGACACCTGCCGAGCGAGATCATGGGACTGGAAACCCCGTGGGGCGCGTGGCAGTTGAACGAGGTGACGTTGATGGTTGGTCGCCGGGTTGAGAACAACCTGAATAATAAGAAGGATGCGTGGTTTGGGTTCAGTAATCAACCTTCGGCGATGAGCCGGAAGCTGGCAGGTTATCGCAGTGCGAAGGGGCGCGTGAGTAAGAAAGTGAAGGTTAAGGCAAATGGAACATGGTGATTGATATGGTGAGTGCATGGCTGTAAATCTGGGTTCAGCATACGGAAAAGTTTCACTCGATGTAAAGGGCGTCGTCAATGGGGTGGCGAGTGCCAAAGGTGCTATTAATTCGCTGGCTGAATCAGGCGCCAGGCTGAAAGCGTTAGGAACGGCTCTTACTCTGGCAGTCAGCCTGCCGTTGTTGGCAGTTGGCAAAAATGCGCTGATGGCTGCCAGTGCCATGAATGAAACCAAGAATAAGGTCAAGGTCGTTTTCAAGGAAATGTCGGATGCTGTGTTGGAGTGGTCGGAAAATTCAGCGATGGCATTCGGGCAAAGCCAGCAACAGGCTTTGGCAGCGGCGGCAACCTTTGGCAATCTATTTGTTACCATGGATATTGGCGTGGAAAAAGCATCTGAAATGTCCATGGCATTAGTTCAACTGGCTAGCGATATGTCCTCATTCAACGATATTGATCCAAGTGTGGCTCTGGAAAAGCTACGGGCAGGATTAGTGGGGGAAATCGAACCATTACGGACAACGGGTATTGTACTTTCAGAAGTCGAAGTTAATGCTTATGCCCTGCGGATGGGGCTTGTAGATATGGAAGTGGATATGGTGGGGGTCAATGGAGCAACACTTGATTTACGAGTCGCTCAGGATGAATTGGCAAAGGCAATGAGGGGGGGAGTGCCTGATACCGATAAATTGAGCAATGCACAAAATAGATTATCGGACGCTTCAGGCAGGGTGGCGGATGCCCAAAGCCGGGTTGCCAAGGCGCAATTGGCTGTTCAACGTGCGCAAAGGGATTTGGCTGCCTTGCTTGCAGATCCAAAAATCGAGAAAGATTCTTTGCGAATTGTTCATGCACAGGAACGAGTAGCGGATGCTGAACAAAGAGTAGCAGAGGCACAAGGAAAAGTCGCTGATGCACAAGGAAAAGTCACGCAAGCATCATTAAAATTAAGTGATGCAAGACAAACAGAAGCCCCAGATGCACTTGATATTGCAAAAGCGGAGCAAAAGGTTGCTGAGGCTCAACAAAATCTACAAAACTCCATGGGCGGGACTAATGTGGAATTAACCAACCAACAAAAACTGCTGGCACGTTATGGTCTCATCATGGAACAATCGGCAATCCAGCAGGGCGATTTCAGCAGGACAGCTTTTGATTTTGCCAATTCACTGCGCAGCTTACAAGCCGTATGGGGAAATACGCTGGTGAAAATTGGCGATGTATTTTTGCCGATTGCCACAAAAGTTGTACACTGGTTGACTAAGATGTTGGATGCTTTCAATAAACTTACACCGTTCCAACAAAAGATGATCGTTGTTTTTGTTACCCTGGTCGCTGTGATTGGTCCGCTGCTGATCGCCTTAGGCTTTTTACTGCCCATGCTGGGACGTGTGACCAAACACACAAGTTTCCTTTCTGGTGGGATTGTTGGATTGGTAGGTAGTTTTTTGAAATTGCTTTCCATAGCCGCAGTCGTTGTAACCGTGCTGGAATATTTCGGAGTTGCAACAGGAGCAGTAGGAGCAGGGATTCTGGGATTGAGTGGCGCACTCGGAGCAGCAGCTGCCGCAGTGTTTACTTCTGTGATACTTCCTATTCTGATAGTCATAGGTTTCATTTATTTACTTTATTATGTGTGGAAGAAAAACCTATTCGGCATTCAGGAGCTGGTGGCAAAATCGGCGGCGGGGTATCGGTTGGCATGGGCGAGGTTTACGAGCTGGTGGAAGGAGAATTCGGCGGAGGCGGCGGAGAATGTGCGGAGTACGTTTGCGCAATTGCCGGGGACGATCTCGAATAGTTTTCAGAATATTGTTAAGTCGGTGAGCGGGGCGTGGACAAATTTTGTGAACTGGCTGCGCAATGCGCTGACTTCGATGCGCACGTATATTTCGACGGCGTTCACGAATATGAACTGGAGTCAGGTCGGAAAGTATATTTTGTTGGGGATCGCGAATGGACTGTTGTTTGGACTGCCTTCGCTTTTGGCAATTGTGGTGAAGGTGGCGCAGTCGGTGCTGGCGCAGATCAAGAAGAGCCTGGGGATTTCGTCACCGTCGAAGGAGGCATTCAAGTTGGGTGCCTTCACGGCGCAGGGGTTTGCGCTGGGGATGCAGACGATGAGCCCGGATGCGATCGCGCGGTCGCTGACGAAGCCGATCACGCAGAATAGCAGTTCGCAGAGCCAGACGATCATCCAGAATTTTGCGGGGGGGGTGACGTTGAAGGAAGTGCGCGGGTTGATCGCGGCGAGTCATGAGGAGCTGGTGGGGACGATGTTGGGAGCGTTGGGTGGATGAATGGTGATCAACGGATGGGAACGGATGAACGGATGAGTGATCAACGGATTGTGGAACGGATGAACGGATAAATGCAGAATGATGAAGGATGAATGATGAGTGATTTTGAGATTGGTGTGACGGAAATCGGGATGGTGAATTTGGAGGCTTTGGGGGTGCCCATCGAGCCGCCGAAGTCGGAGTATTTTCCGTATGCCAGGACGGTGAATAAAGGGAATGCGGGTAAACGGGGGGTGGGTTCGCCGTTGGCATCCTGGACATTTGGCATATTGACTGTGGAGCAACGGGATCAACTGAAGGAGTTTTGCCCGAATGCTTCAGGGGAGGTGTTTATTCGGACGAAGCTCAACGATGATACGTAT